CTAGCCTGTTCCGTCAATACTTAGGTGAGCAGATTGCTAACTTAGGTTTCGACTATGTGAATGGTAATCAATCATCACTCGAACCATTACGTAAGATGTTAGACAACTATCGTGATGACTTTGTACCTGACATCAACGTTGAGTGGGATGACTTAGAGATTGAAACTCTCTTAGAGAAGAATGATCTGGAAGCACGTTGGCATTTTAATATACCTACGTTAGGTCACAAGGTAGCAGGTATCAATGCAGGTCACCTGATCATTGGCGGTGCTAGACCTAACACAGGTAAGACATCCTTCCATGCTTCACTTGTCGCAGGACCACAAGGATTTGCTGAGCAAGGTGCTAAGGTTATTGTACTTGCAAACGAAGAGAGTACTCACCGTGTCGGTGCTCGCTATCTTACTGCTGCATCTGGCATGACTATGCAAGAGATCAAAGCTAACCCACGCCAAGCACAACAACGTTGGTCACGCCTGAAAGAAAACATCCGCATCAAAGATGCTACGGGTCAGGACATGGCATGGGTCGAGTCTATCTGTAAGACATTCAAACCTGACATTGTTATACTCGACATGGGCGATAAGTTTGCAGGTAGTGGTGGCTTCGCATCACAGCATGAATCACTTAAGGCAGCAGCCATTCATGCACGTATGATTGCGAAAGAATACCAATGTGCTATCTTCTATATGTCACAGCTATCAGCTGAGGCACAGAATAAGATCGTGTTAGATCAGTCTATGATGGAAGGATCGAAGACTGGTAAGGCATCTGAAGCTGACCTCATGTTGTTGATCTCAAAGAATCCTGTTATCGAAGGACAAGAGGAAGAAGATTACCAACGCCACATCAACATTGTTAAGAACAAACTATCTGGGTGGCACGGCTACGTTACCTGTAATCTTAACTACCACATCGGAAGGTATGAAGTATGACAGAACGAAAGCGATTTGATCGTGAGTTATTTAATGAGTGCGATGACAAAGCACGAGCAGTTACAACACGTTACTTTGAGCGTCAGGGCTACGCAGTCAAGGAACATCCAGACAGGTATGCACAGGATCTGATCGTGGAAGATGCCGGTGCTAGCTTCTGTGTTGAGTGTGAAGTTAAACTTGTATGGAGTGGAGAAGATTTTCCGTACGACACAGTGCAGTTGCCTGAACGCAAGGGTAAGTTCTTCGACACAGCTACAATGTTCTTTATCTGGAATAAAGAGTTCACTCATGCCATGACTTTCTGGAGTCATGATGTGAAGCAGCTTGAACCAGTTGAAGTACCTAATCGATATGTACATAAGGGAGAGTACTTTTATCAGATACCAATGGACATGGTGGAGAAAGTGGAGGCAGCATGAACCTTGTCCTTGACGTAGAGAATACCGTTATCAAACGTGACGGTAAGCTACATCTTGATCCCTTTGAACCTACTAACTCATTAGTCATGGTCGGCATCTTAGGTGAAGATGGCAGCCCGATTGTGTACACATTCAATCATAACGAACGTGATGATGAAAAGAGTAAGTGCCAAGCTGCGCTTGAGTTGCAGCAAATACTAGATAAGACTACGTGCCTTATCGGACACAACATAGGTCACGACTTGCAATGGCTGTGGGCTAGTGGCTTTACATATGACGGTGCTGTATGGGATACCATGCTAGCTGAGTACATACTACAACGTGCTCAGAAAGAACCGCTATCACTTGAGGCTGTAGCTGAGCGTAGAGATCTTGCATTTAAAAAGCAGGACACTCTTAAGCAGTACATGAAGCAAGGCTATGGCATCGATGAGATACCTCATGCTGAGCTTACTGAGTACTTGATTGCTGACTTACAAACTACTATGGCTTTGTATGATGAGCAGTCATTGGACTTTCGGAATTCCGACAGTCGTGGCTTGATGCCGGTGGTTGACTTGACCATGCAGACAGCTGCCTTGTTAGCACGTATCTACCGCAATGGATTCACTGTAGATGTAGATGCACTTGAGCAAGTACGTGAGCAGTTTGAACAGGAGAAGGCTGACCTGATCGTGGATCTTGAATCTCATGTAAAAAAATTGATGGGCGATACACCGATCAACCTTAACTCACCTGAGCAATTATCATGGGTTGTGTACTCACGTAAGCCTATCGACAAGACAGTGTGGGCTAACACAGTTGATGCATTCATGGGCGATGCTGAGTTCAAGCGTAATGTAAAGGCACTGACCCAACCAGTACGTAAGACTAAAGCTAGTCAATGTTCTGGCTGTAAAGGCTCAGGTCATTACTTCAAGAAGAAGAAGGATGGTAGTAACTACAAACGCCCAACCAAATGTGGTACGTGTGGTGGTGCAGGTTATGTGCTTACACCAATGAATGAGTTAGCCGGGCTTAAGTTCAGTGCGCCTAATGCTAAGTGGCATAGTGCTAATGGATTTAAAACATCTAAGGGTAACTTAGAAATACTGGAGAGAGTTGCACATGGAAAGGGTATGGAAGAAGCGGCTGAGTTCTTATCTAAGATACGCCGTCTATCTGCTTTGGATAGCTATCTCTCTAGCTTTATTGATGGGATACGTACTCACCTTAAACAAGACGGTAAGCTACACGTACGACTGACACAGCACATGACTTCCACTGGTAGATTCTCTGGACGTGATCCTAATATGCAGAACATGCCACGAGGTGGTACATTCCCCGTTAAGAAAGTGTTCATATCTAGGTGGAAAGGTGGCAAGATTATGGAAGCTGACTTCGCTCAGCTAGAGTTTCGTGTTGCAGGATTCTTATCACAAGATGAGACAGCTATCGATGAGGTAACTAATGGCTTTGATGTACACTCGTACACTGCTAAGGTTATCTCAGACGCAGGTCAACCGACTAGCAGACAGGATGCTAAGATGCATACGTTTGCTCCATTGTATGGTGCGACAGGCTATGGACGTACACCTGCTGAGGCACGGTACTATGAACACTTCACTGAGAAGTACAAAGGAATTGCCAGATGGCATAGGGAGCTAGCAAAGGAAGTGCTAAGCACAAATAAAATAACCACACCGAGTGGTCGTCAGTTTGCATTTACAGGAATTAAACGCAGACGTGATGGTAGCATTACAAACTTTACAGCTGTTAAGAACTATCCAGTTCAGTCTTTCGCTACAGCAGATATCGTACCTGCGGTACTGCTTGAGATTGACAAGCGACTAGAAACGCTACAGTCCATGCTAGTTAATTCTGTGCATGACTCAGTTGTAATTGACGTTCATCCAGACGAAGAGCAGCAAGTCATTGATATCATTAACGATATGAATGCAGATTTGAATGGACTTATCCAAGAAAGGTTTGGTATTATTATGAACGTACCCCTTTTACTTGAAGCAAAAATTGGTGTAAACTGGCTAGACCAACAGGAGATTTAATATGACAAATCAAATAGCAACTTTAAATACAGACAACTTCAACGAGATGGCGAAAGCCATGGGCATGACAGCAGACATGGGTAAGGAAACAAAAGCTAAGCAGTCAATGCTGCCACGCTTGCGTATCTGGAACCAAGCAGTCATGGGTGACGTTGAAGTGAAGGGTAAGAAGAAGAAGATGGAAGTCGTACCGGCAGGTATGTACCGTCTTGAGATGGCAGACAGCAAGTTCGTGTTTGCTGAAGAAGCTGATATCCGTGTGTTCGTACAACGTTTTATGTATAAGCGTTACGACTCAGAGAATAAACAATATGTTAAAACTCTGATGGCTGAAGATCTTAATGGTGATCTGAAAGATAACACTGGTGGATTGAATTGCGGTAAACCTGCGGGTTACATCGAAGACTTCCAAGCATTACCAGATGACATGAAGACATTGATCAAGCAGATCAAACGTGTTCGTGTACTGATGGGCGAGGTAACACTCAGGGGTGCAGTGGATGAGAAAGGTGAAGAGATTGGTGATATCACTGAGCCATTCATCTGGGAAGTTGAAAACCGTGATGCGTTCAAAACCATGGGCGCACCATTTACTATGATGGCTAAGCAGAAGCGTCTGCCTGTGCAGCACTTCATTCATTGCGGTACTGTAGAACAGTCTTTACCTACGGGTGCTAGCTTCTACTTGCCTATAGCTACGGTCGATCTGACCTCAACCATTGGTCTAAGTGATGATGATCAGAAACGTTTCTCTGACTTCATTGAGTGGATCAATAACTACAACGACTACATCGTCAAGGCATGGACAGACAAGCGAAAGGAAACCTTGTCGGCAGATGACGAAAGTCTTGTAGAAGACTTCATCGACATTGAGGTTGGTGAAGAGTAATGGATGGCATCAACCATCCTGCTGAGGTAAAGGTTTACCAATACCTCAATGATGTTCGTTCAGGTAAACGGGGGATGTCTGAGTCCACTATCTCCCGTATCCTGAGCGACATGAAAGAAGCAGTGGATAAGCAATTCAATACAGGGAAGTATGAATTCACACTGCGTATGTCCAACGTAGGCAGACCTACTTGCCAGTTATGGTACGATCAAAACGAACCAGAATCTGGCACAGAGATGCCCGTTAACTTCCTTATGAACATGATGATAGGTGATATTGTCGAAGCTGTTTTTAAGGGTGTCTTGACTGAGGCAGGTGTAGACTTTTCAGATGGTCACAAGTCTACACTTGCCATCGGCAAGCATAAGATATCTGGTACTCACGACTTGATCATGGACAACAAGGTAGATGATATTAAGTCAGCTTCCCCTTGGTCCTACAAGAACAAGTTCAAGAACTACGAAACGTTACATGAGCACGATGCCTTCGGGTACATCGGTCAGCTAGCAGGTTACGCTAAGGCATTGGGTGTGCAGCCCGGTGGTTGGTGGGTAATTAATAAAGCTACTGGCGAATTCAAGTACGTATCTGCATCTGACATGGAGCTTCAAGCGGAGCTAGATAAAATTGAGAAGACTGCTGACACAGTAGCTAACAATGAATTCAAGCGATGCTTTGAGCCAGTCGAAGAAACCTTCCGTAGAAAGACGACAGGTAATATGATACTGTCTGAAGAATGTGGTTGGTGTAAGTACCGATATAAATGTTGGGATACACTACAAGAGATCCCATCACTTGTATCTCAAGCGAAGGAACCGCCAATTGTAGCGTACGTTAAGATAGACGATGTATTCAAAAGCAAGGAAAAGTAAAGCACGTATTAATGCATTGCGTCATGGCTATCGCTCTGGCTTGGAGGATGTTGTATCCAAGTCATTGCGTAGTCGCAAATGCAAAGCTAAGTACGAATGCTTAAAGATAGAGTGGGAAGACCTGACGTACAGAACGTACACACCAGACTTCCTACTACCGAATGGAATCGTGATTGAAACTAAAGGTAGGTTCACGCCGGATGATCGCAGGAAACATCTTGCAATCAAAGAGCAACACCCGCACTTAGATATACGATTTGTATTTACAAGTAGCCGTAGCAAGTTACGTAAAGGTGCTAAGACTACATATGCAGATTGGTGCGTCAAGCATGGATTCTTGTACGCTGACAAGGATGTTCCGCAGGAATGGATAGACGAAAAGGCTAAGCCTAAGAAGTCCATGCCGAAAGAATTTAATGAGTTCCCATACGATAAGGTAGAAAGATAATGTCAGATGAAGAAACCCAAGACCAGTCTAGCTTTGCTATTGTTATAACGCCAACGCTAGATAAGAAACGTAAGTGGACAGGCTCAGTTACTGTACACATGGAAGAAGATGACTTCGGTGAGTTGTCGGATGAAGAGCTGATGCAGATACGTAATGTCTGTGGCATGATGGCTTCATCCCTAACGCTAATGGAAGAAGATCCAGAGTTTAATGAATACATCCAAGAGTATTTCTTAAAGAACTTCCGAAGCTTTGTCGAAGATTTCATCGAAGGTACGTTAGAAGAACCTCAACAACCATCTATGACACGTAGTAAAGATGGAAAAGTTATTACTTTAGATTTTAGTTCAAAGACATACGGTGAAGCATGATGAGTCTGAAAGACATTCGTGATAACCTAACACCCGAAGTTAATGCTATGATTGAAGATATGTCAGATCATCTAGTAGAAGATCAGATAAACAATCCCAAGCATTACAATGCGGGTAGCATTGAAACTATCGACTACATTGTGGATGTATTAGGTGAGTATGATGCCATACACTATTGCCATGGCAACGTACTTAAATACACCGGTAGCAGGTTGTGGAATAAAGGTGACCCGATTGCGAATTGTGAGAAAGCTATTTGGTATCTAAAGAAGATGGCTGAACTCATGAAGAAAACTGAGGGAGTTAACTGGTGATTACGGAAGATAGAGTACAGGTAAACATAGAGTTGGTTTTATTTCTGGATGCAGACGATGTACCAGAAGAACATCAAGACGAAGAAGGCTTGCGCTCTATCATAGAAGAAGTAATCAATGCGGGTATCTATGACGTACCCGGTGCTGAAATTCACAACATAAAAATGGATATCAAAGGTATCGAATGATGGAATACTTGGGGATTAACATTGACTTGGATAAGGACAATCTACTGTCTGAACAAGCAATGTCTTTATTAAAAGATTATTATATGCAAGAGGGTGAAGAGTCGCCTCAACAAGCATACGCTCGTGCAGCTACCGCATATTGTGAAGGTGACTATGACTTCGCTCAACGAATCTATGACTATGTTAGCAATCAGTGGTTTATGTTTGCTAGTCCTGTATTATCTAACGCACCACGAGATGGAGATCCAATACGAGGGTTACCCATCTCCTGTTTTCTTACTTACATCGGCGATAATCTTAGTAGTCTTATTGAACACAATTCTGAAGTCTCATGGTTATCTGTAAAAGGCGGTGGTGTTGGTGGGCATTGGTCTGCTGTTCGTCCCGTGTCAGATAAAGCACCGGGTGTGATCCCATTCCTTAAGGTTGTTGACTCTCAGATGGGGGCATACAAGCAAGGCAAGACCCGTAAGGGTAGCTACGCTGCATACCTAGATGTGAATCACCCAGAGATTATTGAGTTTGTAAACTTCAAGATCCCTACTGGGGGTGACATCAACCGTAAGTGTTTCAATCTATTCAATGCAGTAAACATTACTGACGACTTCATGGAGGCTGTAATCAATGGAGAACAATGGGATCTCATATGCCCAGATACGGGAGCTGTTAGATCATCTATCCAAGCTAGAGAATTGTGGCAACGAATTCTTGAAGCTCGCTTCCGAACTGGATCTCCATAT